GCAAATGCTACAGTCACACGATATTGTTTTTGTTTATTTTTTCTTGCAGTAATTTCGTTATAACTCATTCTTCCTCCTTAAATAATTCGTTACCATTTTCTATACTTGAAACAACAGCGTCAAACTCTAACAGTTCTCCGTCTGGTAAGTGTACTCTAACCACAAAGGATATACTACCGTCACTATTAGGTTCTATCTCTATAATGTCATGCTTTAATACTTGACCATTGATTTCATACTTAAGTTCTGGTATCTGTGGCATTACTCCTCCTCTTGTTTTTTTATAGCTTTATTAATTTGATAGTTAACAGCCTCATACATCATGGCAGTATAGTTTCTAACTGGTTTAGTAACTCTTTCGTCTTCCTTCCATGTATATAAATCTTTAACTGTCCATAAGATAATTTGTTTTAGATAATTATTGTCTAATTTATTTAGCCAACTATTAAGTTTATCAATATCCATATATCTCTCTCTTTCTTTTTTTTATTAAGAAAGAGAGAGTGCTAATGCACTCTCGTCTTTCTATTTCTTTACCGTGCAATCACTAACTAACAGGGCATGCAGTTTGATTACCAAGTAGAGAAAGCTTATTTATTCCACCTATCCACAGCACGCTATGGCGTACAGCTCATATAAATAGCTTGTAACATACAGGATTAGATTAGCTAATCGTTCTCTCTTATTACAGTGGTACTTTAACCTATATGCTACAAGCTATCTATCTCTGTACTTATTCACCACTAGGGCATTAAGTTTCAATAGATAGCTTGTAACACACAAGGAAAGGTTGTTAAGCTTTTTACTCCTTAGCTAAGGTATTACAACCTCATGTGCTACAAGCTACCTACATTATGGTTATCACTTGCGTGACACTTGCATAAGGGGATGCAAGAATATAGGTAGCTCTGTGTTTCAAGTAAGTGTGTCTGTACTTGAACTTGAATCTTCTGCTACTGCTAGCTTTTCGTATAAAATTCTTTTATTTATCTCATCATCCAGTCTACACTCTTCACATTGTTTGTAAGGATGTTTAGTACATGCTAGATATGGACAAGATAAATCTATGTTACTGTATTCACTCACAACAATTACATCCTTGGTCTAGACTTTCTTCTAATTCAAAGATAGCTATACCAGCGTCATGTCTTTTACACCAGACTTGTAATTTAGCCTGGCTTGCATCCAATCCCATTTCAATATCTTGATAGTCTGCTGGTGACATATTGTCTGGTCTTTCATCAACACACCTACTACAATTCACATAATATGTAATGATATTATTCATTTTTATCATCAAATATTTTATTTAATCCAGCAAGCATAGCTTGTCGTTGCCTATTAAATTGATTAATACTTTTATCTGCATTATCTATTGGATAGTTAGTAGTATCACTACCTTGATTCATCTCAATAGACCATGCGTTCTTCATAACAAAGTTATATTTCTCTGCTATTTTCTGTAACAATATCCATGGTTCTCCCCATGCACTACCAAATGCGAAACTTAATTCACGCTTGTTACCAGTAGTAACATCACTAGTTAACTCGGTATCACAGTCTCCCCATTTGGTTCCCCAATGCATATACTGCCATTCAATAGGGTCGCATGTTCCATGCTCCTCCGTTATTTCTAATGCATGCATATCTAATAAAGGTCTTGCACCTTCATCATCTTCAAACCATTGCTTATACTTAACTCCGTCAATATTGCGTGCACCACTATGCATTCCTTTGAATACATCTGGTACTGGTACTACCTTGGTGAAATCATACAATACATCTGGTGTATCATTTGGATTAGCCTCAAGTATTGTTATATCTTCTAAGAACTTAGCAACATCTTCTATGTTACCAGTAATATCTATTTGATTGTCTACCCAGTTTGGCATAATATTTAATCCTCATCTCTTTCTAATCTATCCATGAAATTTAACATGATAGATTTTTCTACCTCATTATCTTTTACTTCACTTTCGTTTTCTAAGAAATCCATAAAATCTTTTTTAATCTTTGGATTTTTTAGTACAGCTTTAACATATACCTTCATGAACTCTGGTTTATCCTTTGATAGTTGGTCAACGATTGCCATTTGTACATGTGCTAACATCATTGTACGCTCGGAAATCATTTCCAATATTTCGGATAAATTTTGTATCATCTCCTCGTTTTTGTTATCTTCTGCCATAATTTATTCCCTCTCTGTACAGATACTCTTTCTTTTTTTTATGAAGAAAGAGTATCGATACTATCGTGTTCGTTCTTTCTTTAGAATACAAACTCATTATTATCTGCGTCAACAGATGAAGTACATCCACCTTTAGTTACACCTAGATAATTACTGTCGTCTTCTATTGTTGCTTTACATGTACGCTCTGCGTTCTTGGTTACAGCAACACTTAGCATATCGTTAAGGATATCCATTTGACTATCTGTAAAGATAGTACTTAATGTTTCCTTAGCGTTTAGTATTTCTACTATATTTTTCATTTTGTCCCTTTCTATTACCTTTTATAAACCAACTTAATAATGTCTTCGTGCGTAAGCTCGAAGCCATTTTGGTTTATAAAAAAAATACTAGGTAGCCTACCTAAATCGTTATCATTAGATATCAACTTAAACTACCTAGTATTTCTATGCCTATAACAATAAAGTCATAAGCAATGTAACACCTATAAAGGTGCTACATCACTTTCTTCATCCGGTTTAATACCAGATGAAACACTAACTACATCCTCAACTTCTTCCGAAGTTGTTTCGTCTGTAGCAGGTGTGTCCTGCTCCGGACGATTATTAGGATGTGTTGGACTAGTTTTACTAGCTTTCCAAACTGCTTGTTTGGATATGTGAGTTGGTGCGTCACGCCATTCGCCTTTCTCTTGGTCGAATACCGGAAGCCACACAACCTCACTATATAGTGTCATTTCGACACCAGATAATGCACATATCCTAGGATAAGGCATTACATTTTTTGGATTGTCTACCATTAGGTTCCTTCCCTCTCATTATTATTTAATGAAATGTCTTTTTTTTATAAAGACATTTCATTTGAGACCTTCGTTTTAACATTTAATTTTTGATAAGCATATTTACGCCATGTGCTTTTATTTACTCTTCTTCTACCAACACGATATATAATCATTTAATTTCCTTTCTTAGACAGTTCTTTTTTTTATAAAGAACTGTCGCCATTAGATACAGAGTGTACTTCGTCAAACTCGCACACATATTCTGTATCTGATGTCCAATATCTTACTTGTACCGCCAAATATTTACAGTCACATTCACTCATAATATTCCTTTCTTTTAATATGTTTTTTTTTATAAAACATATTAAATCTAAAACAGCCTAGCGAACTAGACTGTTTAGATTAAGTTGTTCATAAGGATTACTGGACTTGTTATGCCAAGTCCATACATCCTCATCGGATAATTCAACTGTATGTCTACAGCCATGATAATGTATGTTAAGTGGATACTTAACGAGTTCCCCGTGATTATCACGAGTAACTCCATTATCTTTCCACCAAGCGTCTTTATAAAAGACTATTGGTTTATAACAAACTCTACAAACCTTTCGGTTTTTGAATTTGTTCCACATATTCTTTTGGAATATTGATTTACCTTTACTCATATAGTTCCTTTCTACTATATATAAAAAGAGTTCTTTTTTTTATAAAGAACTCTTTCACTTACTCAACTACGACATTCGCGTTTAAGTACACATCTTCGTAACATTCTTTACAAAGATATGTACTGCTCATGTCTAGGTCATCATTACATAGTTCACACATAATTACCTTTCTTTAATCTTTTTTTTATAAAGATTAAATAACTTAAGAGATATATATAAATACTCTTTTTTTTATAAAGAGTATTTAATTAACACTTACTTGTTAACACAACTAAGTATTAATATATATTCTTTTTTTTATAAAGAATATATATAGATAGAAAGGAACATTAAGTAACTACTACTCGGTTATAAAACATTAAATATGTATATATACAGAGTAAATCTGTATATATTCATACATATGTTTTATACATACATACTGTACATACAGTATGTATGTCATATGGTGTCATACAGTAAGTATGACTACCATATGTTAACCGAGACCTTCTATAATATATACGTAAGTGCTAAAAAATATGTTGGTAATATTTACAGTAGGTTACAGAAAGCCCAATACTGTATTGCCTTTTTGAGCAGGAGCGGGCCTATAGGTATTTGAAGCTAACTAAACGTTTTTCCTGAGTCCTTGGGTACTGCCTTTGCGTTTCTACCTTACTGTCTCACCAGTCAGCAGCTTTTGATGTCCCGGTCACCACTTTACCTGTAACAAATTACTTGTGTTTAGTGTTTGTAATAAATGAAACTATAGCATATAATTCTCACTATACAAACATCTACAGAAAGTTAGTGAAATGTCCACAAATATCATATGCATAGCTGAAGGTTGCAGGAAGAAATTAAAGGGTAGACAAAAGAAATTCTGCTCAGGTACATGCCAGAAGCGTCAATTTGCACGTGACAAGCGACATAATGACAAAGTGGACACCAAGCCCATAAATAAAGAGTATAATGTAGATACAGGCGATTACGCCTCTGTACGCAGAGGACAGAATTACCGAGCTTTCGTAAGTGAAGGTATAGCCGAAGCAGTTGCGACTGGCGACATGACAGTAGCAGATGCGGCTTCCCTCCTTGGTTGCACTCCTGCTACTGTTAGTCGCATGATTGCTGCCTTTAAAGTAGACAGTAGGAACGAAACATTAGCAGAAGATTGGGAATTATCAGAGGAAGCTAAGCAAAATTTAGAAAATTTTTCTAGCTTTCGCAATAAATACTTTAGAACGGAACTAGGACAAAAGTATGACACAGCGGATTTTCACGAAAACTGGATTAATAACATTATAGATAGTATAGAAAACGGTAAAGAGTTATTAATACTGTCACCCCCCAGACATGGAAAGACTGAATTATTAATACACTTTGCTGTATATCAAATATGCAAAAACCCTAACGTACGTATTATGTGGGTAGGTGGTAACGAAGACATTGCAAAGAATGCACTATCTGCTGTATTGGATGTATTAGATACTAATGAAGAGTTAAGAGAAGACTTTTGTGCACCTGGAC